TCCCCAACGCTGGACAACTTTAATGTCTGCAATCAGTGGAACGTCTAGAAATTTAATCTCTTCCATAGCCTCGCGTATAGCTGCATAGGTTTGATCTACTAAGTGGTCTGGGGTCAAGGTTACGATTTCATCATGTACGGTTAAGATGATTCTTGCCTCGGCGGGAACTCTTTCGTAGGCTCTAATCATAGCAAGTTTAATTATGTCTGCGGCGGACCCCTGGATGCGCGTGTTAAAGGCCTGGCGCTCGGCGCTGGATCTAAAGGCGGGGACCTTGGACTTGATATCCGGTAGGTAGCGACGGCGCTTTAAGATGGTTGAGACGTACCCCGTGTTACGGGCTACCCCAATTACCTTGGCTTTGTAAAGATCTACGGAAGGGAACTTGGCAGCAAAGTCAGTTAATAGCTGCTTAGCCTCTTGTATGGTGCAGCCAATCTGACGAGAGATCTTGTCGGGGCCAACGCCATAGGCAATAGCCAATACCAAGACCTTACCTGCCTTGCGGTCTACACCCATAGTCTTACCCACAGTTGTGTAGATATCTCCGCCAGTATTGTAGTTGTCAATCATAATTGGGTCGCCAGACATAGAGGCAATAATGCGAGGCTCAATCTGTGAGTAGTCAGCTACAACCAATTTATGTCCCTCTGGGGCATAGAAGAGGTCACGAATCATCTTGCCGTAGTTCTTGTTATCAGGCACCTTGTCATTAGGCGCGGGTATGTTCTGCAAATTGGGGTTAGAGCTAGAAAAACGTCCTGTCTCTGTTCCCCAAGGCTTGAAGTCTCCGTAGATCTTTCCGTTGATAAGTAGGCTTTCCCGCTCTTCAATCTTCTCTTTACCGTTAACGGACTTAACTACCTCACCGCCAATGTAAGGGACGATATAGGTGCTAAGTAACTTATTAATCTCAGCGTATTGGAGGATAGCAGCCACTAACTCATCGTCTGGATGAGCCTCAAGGGCCTCTGCGGAAACGGAGTAGTCTGAATATGTTCTCTTATCTGGGGGCGTCTTCTCACCTTTGCCCGTAAGAATAGTGGGCTTTAGACCTCTGTTGCCTTCAGAGACTGGGCCGTACAAAAGCTCTTGCTTTTCAGCGTTAGAGTTAAGGTTAAATACCTTGCCAGCAATCGAGTAGATATTGGACTTGATTACCTCTACCTCTTCCTCCAGCTTTACGTGTAGTTCTTTAAGGTGTTCAACGTCAATAATTGCGCCTGTAAGTTTCATTTGGCACAACACCTTAAGCAGATCCATCTCAAGACCCATTACAGTTTCTACATCTGATTTGGTAATCTTAGCGGCAACTATCTGCCAAAGTAAGAATGTGTACTTAGAGTCAAGGTATGAGTACTTAGCTACCTCATCAAAAGAATACTCTTCAACCTTATGACCTATGCCTTTCTCCATGCTAAAGCCTAAGTCTCTTTGTAAACAGTCGTCTAAGCCAAGCTTTCCGCTGTTACGACTATCGTATAAAAATGAACCGATAAGCGTGTCAAAGTACGGGCCTACAGGAATTACTCCGTCATAGTGTTTAGCTACAGAACATAGGTCAAAGATAAGGTTGTGACCAATAGTAAGTATGTTCTCGTTAAACATTAAAGGCTCTAATGCTTTAAATACTTCAGCAGGAAAGAGCTGTTTTGGGGCTGGACCAAACTTCTTTACGTGCTTCTTTTTATCACGCGAGTAGTCATAGTCACGGGCTTCCAAACCAGCATCTACGCGCTTTTGTCCTTGACCTGTTAAAGGCCTAATTGCTTCTAAAAAATCACCGTTGGGATGACCCATAGGAATAACATCTCCACGGCCACGTGTAGCAAAAGATATCCAAAGAACTTCGTTTACTGCGGGTATGCCTCTATGTTGTCCAACAGTTTCTACGTCAAAAGCAAAAGCATCTTGCTTGAGGTAATAAGCAACCATCTCATCCAGTTGCTCTTTAGTCGTAATAATATTCAAATTGTGTCCCCTATAAAGTTAGAGACCGATGGAAGGGGGTCATCGGCCTCTAACAGCTATGTGTGTTTTAGAGCAAAGAGTCTGCGATAGCCTCTAGCTCATCCCAAGTAGGTGTCTTGATGTCAGCGCGTGTATACGGCTGAACTGATGCAACGAAAGCGTCTGAAGCAGCCTCGTCAATCTGCCAGTCTTCCATCAAGTCACGGCCCTTTACTGGGTTAATGTGATAAGCAGTTGTCTGTTGCTTACCTGTGCGACTTACTGCCCAATAGTTACGGGTCAATGGACCTTGTGGGGAGAAGTGTGCTGCATGTAGTGCCTTCCACAAACGTGGAGATGCAATAAGCATCTGACGTTGCGGTCCGCCCTCAGCAGATAGGTTGACAATAGAGAAAGCACGCTTCTCTTCTGGCTTGCTACCAAGCTTGATGCAGAGAGGATCATTAGACCCAAGGGAGATGTAGGACTTCTGTCCTTCTTTGTTGGTAAGGAAGTGTTGCTTGTAGACAGCAAACGGACCGTCTTGATCAAGGAACTTAACTACCTGGAAGCCGCCATCGGTAAACTTAAAGTCTTTGGCGTATCCCTGTGATACAGGTGTGATCTTTTCTCCAGCTTCCCAACCTGATTGGATTGCTGTTGAGGTTGACTGCGCTGGGCGGTCATTGATAGCAGATGCACTGAACTCGTCAGTGGCTGGTAGGTATTCTTCTGTGCGATTTACTGACATTGTTTTTCCTTTGTTAGTTTGATTTTGTTTCATCAGCCCGGATGTTACTCCACGCTTCAGCGATCTCATTACTGAGGTGCTGATGTTGAGACCAGTCTATACGTTTTGTCTCTAAAATTCCAGCCTTGTCAAAGCGCTCAATGACCGCTTCAATCATGGCTCGAGAGTAGAGCCTACGTCCTTGATGGTCTTTCCCATTAATGTCTTTTTTAACGGGAAGTCTGTAGGGTGCTGAGGGTAGGTAACCCTCTTTAATCCATGTACGAATTGTAATGATAGGCCTGCCTAAGGCAGATGCTAGAGACCCAATAAGAAACAACTCAACGTCTTTACCATTAGGCAGCGTGCGCTTAGTTGGATTAGAGTCCCAGTTCTTAGACACAACAATCTCTGGGTCTTTCTTGGCTACTGCCTTGCGCTTCTTTTTACTGCCTGGGTAGTACTCATCAAGGTCAGCAAAAGCCTGATCAATAAAGTCGTCTGTCATTTATTCTCTACAATAAACGCAAAGGTCTCCTTTGCAGGAAACATTGTGTCAATGTCAGATTCAGTTAGGTAACCTTCGTAAAAGGCGGCCATAATTGCGGCCTCATCTAGCACAGGAACCATCTTGATACAGGTGTTCTTTATACCTTTATCGGTGAGGATTTGCTCTGCAACGTTCATGTCTAAGTTCTTGGATACACGGCGCTGCTTAGTGACCTTTATATTGCCCATAATGGCGTCCTCAAAAGATATAACCCTATGGCCTTTATCATCAGGTTCAAGAGTGTCTATGTCTTGAGTCATGCGACTCTTAAGTTCGTTTTGGCGATCTGCCAGCATGCCCATCTCAGTCTTTAATGCTAGAAACTGACGAGCGTTTTTCTTTAACTCTTCTATATTCATTAGTACCCCCTAGGGGCACCACATTAGTTATCTTCTAGAGGATTGTCAACCTTGATGTAGCTTTCTAGCGCCTTGATAATAATGCTAGTAACTGTAACGCCCTCTTTAGCGGCCTTCTTCTGAACGGCAAGCCAAATATCATCCGAGACGCGGATGGTACGGGTCGGTGTCTTAGGTGCGTTAGGCATTCATCAATTATACAATAGAACTCTGTAAGAACTGCTTTAAGCTACCAGCGCTCATTTCTACTCCGCCGTCCTCAGTTATGCCCTCACCATCAATAACAGCATTGGCTAAGGCGTTCTTCTGCTGTAAAACTTCCCATTGGCGCTGCTCAATAGAGCCTGTAGCAATGATGTCAGTAATAACAATAGAAGGCCACAGACTAGAGGCGCGCTTGATACGACCATTGCGTTGGACGGCTGTGCCTGAGCTCCATGGCAGGTCATAGTTAATCAATAGATTAGCGGCAGGTAGATCCACCCCATAACCACCAGCGTCACTAGATATAAGAACACGCACAGCGGGGTCTGTATTAAAAGCAATCTTGTTAGTCTCTTTAGTCTTAGCGTCTAACTTGCCTGAATAAAGGCGGCATTGTTCTCGGCCCAAAGCGTCAGCAATCATGTCCAGCATGTCTACATAGGTAGCAAAGATAACTACCTTATTTTCGTCATTCTGCTCTAGAAAGTCTTTTACATACTGAACTAGGTAGTCAAGCTTAGGTGAGCTAGTAACACCCTCAAGGGCACCTCCAATAACCAGCTCATTTGCGTATGCAGAGCCTTCTCCATTCATCAACTCAAACTTACTAGAGCTAGTACGGAGCAGGTCTGGGTGAGAGCAGAGCATCTTTAGGCAACCAATCTTAGACATGATCTTGCCACGCATCTCATCTTCAGGGCCTCCTCGTGAAGACTCTAAGCCGTAATGAGAAAAGACATTAAAGGACGCCCCAAATAAAGTCTGAGCCTCTTCTAAGTCAAACAAAAGGTCATTTACAATCTTGGAGTAAAGCTTGCTTGTTTTACGATCAAAGCTAATCTTGATTGGGTCTTGATGAATGGTCTCTGGAAGGTAAGGAGCTACATCTGGATCTTTCTGAGCTTTACGAACAGAGGCGGCTTTCATAGTGGTGTGTAGGGTGGATAAGTTTCTATAGTAATCAACGCCGCCCCAGCTATTTCTTACAATAAAAGCTGAGTCAAAGATGTCAAAGCGACCAAGAACAGAAGGGTCAACAAATTGCATGATGGAGTACAGCTCTTCAGGCTTACCATTTTCAATAGGAGTGCCCGTAAGAGCAAAGCGATAGGGGGTCTGAATTAACTTCTTAAC